GCGGCTGGCAGGGCCAGGGCGAGGAGGATCAAGGCAATGAATCTCATGGGCTTCCTTTTGTGGCGCTTGCGGCGCCGATGGCTTTCACGTAGTCCTGCAGGCCCTTCAGGCGGGCTGCGTCTTGATCAGCCGCTTCCGCCACTGTCTGAAGAGCTGCTCCACACTCGTTGAGCACGTTCCGCAGCTCGGCGTCTCCAGCAATTCCGCTGGGGGCGGAGGCACCCGCACCGGCTGGACAGGCTGGGGCGCTGGCAATAGCGTCGCGCAGCCCGAGCAGGCCAGCGCGAGCAGCGCCAGCAGAACGGTGCGCCGCTTCAAGCTGGGCGCGGTAGGCATCGGCGGCCTTGCGGGCGTTGTCGGCATAGGTGTTCTCCTGTTCGCGGGCCTGGCGCTCGGCCAGGGCGGTGGCGGCGTGCACTGCGGCGGCTTGCTCGGCCTGCGCGGCGCGGCGGGTCTCGGCAAGGGCGTGGTGGCGTTGCCAGGCGCCCCAGGCCAGCAAGGCGCCCACCAGCCATGCCCACCAGGGCACCAGGCGCAGCACGGGGGCAATGCGGCCCCACAGCATGGAGAGGATCAGGCCCATCCCTGGCCCCGTTGGATCAGCCGGCTGCGCACGATTGCTGCTCCCACGACAATCGCGATGATCGGCAGCACCCAGCTTGGCGGCACGCCCAGGATGTCGGCCAGCACATGGCGGCCGGCCTGCAGGGCTTCGCCCACGGGGCCGAGCGCGTCCTTGGCTTCGGCAGCGGCGGCGACGATGCCCGTGAGAGTGATGGCGCTGCCGCCTTTGGCGATGGGGCTGGCGGTCATGCTGCTCTCAGGCTCCACGGCCTGCGGCATCACATGGCCGGGCGCCTCGTCGTCCGTGCGCAGGTACAGCGCAGCCTCAGCGGCGCGGCGCGCGGTGAGCCCTGGCAGGCTCTGCAGCGAGCCGTTGACCCGGGCCTTGTCCCACAGGCTGAAGGCCCGTGCGGCGGCCTGCCAGTCGCCCGCGTTGTGCGCCTTGAGCACCGTTGACTTGCGGAAGGCCTCGGCGCCCACGTTGTAGGCCAGGCTTGTCATCGCGCCGAGCTGGTCAGGCGTCGGGGCCTGAGTGCACGCGGCGCGCACCTGAGCCGAGAAGGTCACCAGCTCGTCGCACAGCGCGCGGTCGGCTTGCTCTTGCGTCCAGACGGTGGCGCCCAGGATCACGTCGGGTCCGGTGTGGCCCCAGCCGATGGTGGGCACGCCGGCCGGGCAGCGGTAGGCCTTGAGCCTGCAGCCTTCGGCGTCGGCGATCAGGCCCACGGCTTTCAGCGGGATCGGCCAGGGTAGAGAGGGATCGGGCAGCGTCATCGGCGCGACCTCTCAATCAAGCGGTCCAGCTTCTCCTCGATGCGGTCCAGCCGGCGCTGTGTCTCGGCGGCCACCAGGGCAACGGCCATGTCCTGCTTCTCGTCGCGTTCGTGCTGCTCGCTGGTGGCGGTCTTCCTTGATTCCTCCAAGGAGCCGACGCGGCTGTCGAGCTTGGAGATGAACCATATCCCGCTGACGGTCTGAAGGACCAATGCCAGGATGATGCTGATGGGTACTTCCTTGTTCAGATGCCACTGATTGCGAGCACCTTCTCGGCGTTCGGTGAGCACGTCGTTTCCTTCCTGTTGCATTTCAGATCCCCGTCAGCTTCAAAGCCAGCCGCCGCCGCTGGTAGTAGGGGTACTCAATCGGCGAGAGTTCCTCCAGCAGCCCCACGAAGCCATAGCGCTGGAGCTCGTTGCCGACTTGCAGGGATGGCATGTGCGCCACCAGGCCTGTGACGCCAGCCACGCGCTGCAGTTCGTGCAGGGTGTCGCCCTCAGCCAGGGTGAGCGCGTCCAGCGTGAAAGCCACCGTGCGGACGCTGCGCCGGGCCGTGACCCACGGATAGCCCGAGTCGCCGCGCTCCACGCCGCCGAAGGGCTTCCATCCGTCGGACATCCCAGGCGACGGGCCATAGGTCGGCTTGAAGACGTCGCCGATGAAGATCTGCCCGATTTCGACGTAGCCCGCGGGGTTTGAGGTGTCCACGATCTCGAGCGTCTCGTAGCGCGCGCTGGTGGTGGCGGTCTGCACGATCCAGACATGGAAGTCGGTGCCGTTAACCACGCTCGGGCTCATCTGCCATGCGTTGATCAGCGTCCCGGCCACCACGTCCGTGCCGCCGCTGGTGGTGCCGCGCGACCACTTGACCTGTGCGCTGGCGCTGAGGTTGCTGGCGATGATGACCAGCACCCGGGCGGAGACGGCCGAGCCGTTGTCGAGCAGGATCTTGGTGCTCGTGGTCAGCGCGTTGGTGCTGCGCGCCACCTTGGACAGGTCGCGGGTCAGCGCGTTGCTTGCAGGAAGCCCGACAAGCCACGACCCGCCCGAGGCCGTGGCCGTCTCTGCGGTGTTGACGTAGACCAGGCCGGACACGTCAGGCCCCCGGCGCCGTGCGCGTGAGCACGGTGATGGTGAGCACCTGGCTGGCGGTCAGCGCCGTGGAGTTGAGCCACAGATCGCCGCTGGTGTCGCCGAAGTAGATCGACGTCGAACTGCTCACGCCGGCAGAGGATGCGCCGCTCATGGTCACGGTGGTGGAGGTGTGCGACAGCACTACGGCGCCGCTCGGCACGCCCGTGCCGCTGATCGACTGGCCGTCGACCACGCCGGTGGTGCTCGTGAAGGTGAGCACGTTGCTGCCGGCCGACGTGCTGGCGCTGGTGCTCAGGCTGAAGGCGCGCGTGATGCTGCCCTGCTCGTGCGCCGTGCCGCCACTGGTCAGCAGCCGGTAATAGCCAGCCGTGCCGTCCACTGAGACCGTACCGCTGAAGGTGCCGATCAGGCTGGCTGTGCCGCTGCTGGGCGAGGTGAGCCAGTCGGACGAGGCCGAGCCTTCCCAAAGCTGCGTGCCGCTCGCCGCGGTGGCCACCGTTGCAGGCTGGGTGCCGGTGTAGATGCGGCACTTCGGCGACGTCCCGAGCGTGGCTTCGTAGGGCGTCAGGATGGCATTGCGCATCGTGTCGCTGTATTGCTTTGTCACTGTCGAATCTCCAGGGCCGCTGTGACCCAATAGCAGCTATCCGTAGCCCAAGTGGTGGTGCCGCCCGCATCGCTGCTGACGCCGCCGTTGGTGTCCCAGGTCGTGCAGTTGCCGCCGCCCAAAATGTTCGGGCTGTAGGCGTCTTTGCGCAGGGTGAAGCCGGTCGGCGTGCTGTGCGCGTTGCCGTGGTTCGAGAACATCACGCGCACCACCCACGAATAGCCGCCCGTGTCCGCGAGGCTCAGGCTGGCCCAGGTGCCCGTCGTGCTGGTGTTGGTCTCGGCGCTGAGCTGGTGCGCGCCGATGGTCGTGGCGCCGCGGTAGATGTGGCAAATGACGACCGAGGCATTGACCGACGTCACGCTCGTGATTGTGTTCGCCGCGTCGACCGCGTACATGATCCTGAAGCCGTTGCCGAACGTCGGCAGCAGCGAGTCCACTGTCGTGAAGCCCGTGATCAGGCCCGGGATGGTCGCGCTGTTGGCCCGCGCAATGATCAGGATCAGATCGCCGGCCGCGTGCGAAGGAATGGCCAGCGTGTCGCCGGCCGTGGTGTTGATGGCGTAGGCCACCGACGTCGTTGGCGTTGGCGTCACCACAGTGCCGGACATCGTGCCCGTGAAGTCGCCCAGCAGCGCCGAACTCGCAGCCGCGGCGGCAGAGACGCTGACCGAGCCGTACATGGTGCCCGTGATGGGCGCGATCAAGTCGCGCGCCAGCGTTGGATCGACGGGAGGATCACCGCTCGTGCCCGGCGTCGTTGAGCCACCGGTGTACTTGCCGCCAGTGCCGCCCCACAGCACAAACGTGATGCTCGGGTTCGGCCCCTTGCAGTCCATAGTTATGGCAGCGATCCGAAACTTCTTGCCCGCGCTCAGCCCGAAGCGAGGCGTCTGCAGCGTCACGCAGTCGTGCAAGTCCAGGGCCAGCAGTTCGTCCGTCAGGCCCGTCGTGAAGCTGTAGAAGCTGCGCCGGCCGCCGTAGAGCGCGAAGAATCGTTCGAGCCAGATGCGGACATCCAGACTGCTCTGGAAGTACCGGCCGTGCATCGTCACGTCCATGTGATCGGCGCCCGGGTTCGCCAGCTTGGTGCTGCTGCTGACCCCGGAGAACGCGCTCCACACCTGGCGCGAGAGGTAGTCCTTTAGCGTGGCGGTGGCGGCCGAGTCCTTGGTCTGCACGGGCCATGCGTCGCCAGCCTTGGCGGCCACGGACCAGACCGGCACCTCCATTCCAGGCACGGGCTCGCGGCGCAGGTTCTTGAGCTGCGCATCCTTGAACGTGTAGACCGACACGCTGTCGGCCGGCGCGACGTAGCCGCCGATGACCGAGGGCTCTACGCCGTAGTAGTAGTCCGTGCTCTCCGGGTCCAGCAGGTAGCCACTGCGGAACACACCCAGGCGCGTGAAGCCGAACCAGCCCTGCAGGGCCAGGGCGCTGTCACTCAGCGTGTCGGCATAGGTGCGGTCGTCGTCGACCAGCTGCGGGCCGACCGTCAGCGCGAGGCCGGTGCGGTCAACGTTGACCGAATCCACGCCCGCGCGCAGGGCCAGGATCTGCGCCGTGAAGGAGCCATACGCCGAACCGTAGCGCGCCGAGTCGGCATCGTTGGGTGTGCCGATGGGGTAGCAGCGGATCGCATCTGCCGGAGGCGAGCCAAGCCGGAAGTACACCGGCCCGTTCTTGTACCCAGGCAGCGTGGTGGAGTCGCTGCCGAACCAATACTTGACGTAGCCCGCGGCCGGGGCCGTGGCCAGCAGATCGGCCGACGTGGCGTAGATGCTGGTGCTGCGGCTGATCTTCACGCCCTTGTCGAAGACGTCGAAGGCGTTGACCTCTGCCGACGGCGTGAGGCTCCAGGAGCTGTGCGCGTAGGTGCCGGTGCTCTGGACGAAGTAGATCTGCTTGACCGCGTCGACCAGGATGGGCTCGATCAGTCCCGGGTCCTGGCTGACGAACTGCTTTCTCTTCGGCACTGCGCCGCCGCCTTCGATGCCGCCCGTCCCTGCAAAGCCCTCGGTGATGATCGGCTGATCCAGGAGCTTCAGCTGATCCCGAAGGCGGATCTGCAGCGTGTCCACGTTGGCGACGAAGCTGTCGCAATAGGCCACGTAGATCGGCGTCCACGCGCTCGGGTAGGTGTCGGTGATGTAGCCCCAATGCACCTCGACCTTGGAGCCTGCAAGGCCGTAGCCGAGCCAGTCATCCAGGCTGCCGGCGCCGCCCACGGTCGTGACTTCGTTCTTCAGCTCGATGGTCCCGAAGCTCGGCACGATGGCGCCTGTCACCCGGGCATTGGCGAACAAGGCTCTTCGCAGCGTGCCAGGGTTGTTGAGCAGGCCCAGGACGGGCGTGTTCGCTGGTGTGTCGGTGGGCTTGGTTGTCCACGGCACGGACGAGAACAGCACGTCAATGGTCGAGCCGTCATCGGCCACGGTCGGGCTGACTTTGACGACAAAGATGCGCTCAGCCACCGGCCACCACCCCGGGGTTGTTGCTCAGCAGGGTCGAGTTCGCCAGCTCAGCCGCCGTGGTGGCGTTCAGTTGCTTGAGCTGCTCGGTCAGCGCCGCGGCGATGGCGGCCTGCTGGCGCAGTTGAGCCTCCTGGCCTTCCACCAAGGTCTTCAGGTTGTCGATCTGCTGCTGCGCCAGGGCGGTCTGTGCGTCGACCGCGGCCTTGGTCTCAGTCTCGCGCGTGCCGAGCAGGTCATAGACGCGCGTAAGCGCAGCCACCTCGTCGGCTGAGGTGTCCACGACCGTCGTCTGCAGGTCGTTCAGTGCGGTCAGCGAGTCAAGCTGCGCGTTCAGTTGCTGGATCTGCGGGTCGGCGTTGACGCCCGTCGCGCCCAGCGCGTCCAAGCTGCCGGTGACTTGCTGGAAGATGTCGTTGTAGGCCGCGCTGCTGGCGTAGTAGCTGCGGGCCTCGTCGAGGAAGGCGCGCGCGTTGCCGGTCAGCGCGCCCTGAGCGTTTGCGTCGCCGGCCTTGGCCTTGGCAAGCGTGTCCTCGAACAGTGCCCGCGCGGCGCTGAGCTGGTCGCCGAAGGACAGCGGGCTGAGGTCGGAGAACTTGAGCGAGCCGGTGAACTGCGCGATGTCCTGCGCCAAGCGCTGCAGCCGCTGGTAGCCGTCGATCTGCGCGCGCAGGGTGTCGATCTGCGTGGCGCGGGCCTTCTTGGCCAGGTCGAGCGCGAGTTGCTCGGAAGACTGGCGGAGTTCGGCCTCGGCCTTGATGCGGTCGAGAATGACGCCTTGCAGCTTCTGCGCCACCGTTACGGGGTCAGACGCGGTGCCGAGCTGGCTGAAGAGGGATGCCTCTTGCCCGCGCAGCGCTGCAACGCGATCAGACGGCGACAGGCCACGAAGGCGCGCCGCGCCGATGGAGTCCAGCAGGGAGGCGCGGAAGTTGACGATGGCGCGCTGCTGCGCGATCAGGTCCGCCAGCACTTCCTGCACCGACTTGCCGACGGTGCCGAGCAAGTTGGCGAGGGACTGCTGGAGTTGGTCGAGCTGCTGCTTGTTCTCGACGTACTGCTGGCTGATCGTCTTGGTGGTGTCGATCACAGACAGGTCGCCAAAGACCTTGGCGATGCCGTCCAGTTGCGACTGGAGATCGGCGGCCTGCAGAGCCTTCGCCGCTTGTGCCGCGGCGTCCTTGATGTCGGCCAGCGCTGACGCGGCGTTGACCACGGCGATCTTGGCTTCGTCGCTGACGTCCGCGAGTTGCACGAACTGGCTGGCGAAGTCGAAGATGGTTCGCTTGTCGGAGCCGGCCAGCACAGATGCAAGGTCCGGCGTGCCGGTGAGCACGCCTGCGGCCTGAAGCTGCTGGGCGATGGTCTGGTACTGCGTCTGCGTCCGCTGCTCGGGCGTCTGGAACTTCGGCAGCGCGGTCGTGATGGCCTGCGACAGTTCGTCTGCTAGGCGCTTGGCAGTCTCGGCGGCCTTGTCTTTGAGGTCGGCCAGCGCATCTGCGGCCTTGACCACCGCGGTCTTGGCCTCGGTGCTGGCGTCGCCGAGTTCGACAAAGGCCTTGGCGAAGGCGAAGATGTCTTCCTTCGTGGCGCCCTTGAGCACCGAGGCCAGATCGGCGCTGGCCGTGAGCACGCCGGCCTTCTGCAGGCTGGCCGCAATTTGCTGGTAACTGTTTGAGGACTGCTGGCCTGGCGTCAGGAACTTTGGCAGGGCCGAGCTGATGGCTGAGGCCAGGTCGTCGGAGAGCTTTGCGGCTGCGTCGGATGCGTTCTTGGACGCAACCTGCACCGAGTCAAAGGCATCGGCGACGCCGAGCAGCGCCGTGAAGGCCTTGCGCCCGCTGTCTGTCGTCAAGTCTTGAGCTTCGACGAGAGAACGGAACGCCTCGCGCGATGCCGGAAGCTGCAGGCCAAACCCGGCCAGCACCTCGGTCACTTTCTCGGTGGCCTTGCCCGCGCGCTCAGCCTCGGTGTAAAACTTCTGGTAGTAGTTGCCGCCGGCTTGTGCCAGGTTGGCCACGCCGCCGAAGAGGTCGGCGAGTTGGCTGGCCGCGTCGCCACCTTGCGCGGAAACGCTGAGCAGTTGCAGGCCCAGTTGCTTGAGCACCGGGTTCACGCCGGCAATGGACTCACCCAGGCGGGCCAGGGTCGCGGCGGTATCCTCGCCGGCCTTGCGGAACGGCGTGAGCGATTCCTCCAGCGGCTTGGCAAGCTCGGAACCGAAGGCCGTGAAGGTGTCGGTGATCTTCTGCTTGATCTGCTCCGGGCTCAGATCCTTCAAGCTCAGCTTGATGTCCTGCGTGTAGCTCTTGATCGCGTCCACCGGCAGGCCCAGCGCCTGAGCGTAGGCCGCGGTCTGATCGCGCACGGTCTTCACGCCGGTGGCCAGGGCCTCCGCGAGGGCCGGGTCAATGGCCGACGTCTTAGTCGAATCGCTGCGGAAGAAGCCGCCCTTGATGTCCTGGAAAGCCGTGCCGGAGAAGCCCGCGGAGCCGCCCAGCGTGCCCTGGATGCCGCTGTCGCCGAGCTTGGTGCCGAACAGGCGATTCACGAGGCCGCCGGCCACGCCCAGCGAGTTGATGAGGTTGGCGATGCCGTTGCTGCCGACCTGGAAGCCGTTGGCGATGCCCTTGCCGACCTCGTAGGACGCATACGCCACCACTGCGGGCACGGCATAGCTGACGACGGACTTGTAGATCCCCGAGGCGCCGGCCGAGATGGACGAGAACAGGGAAGAGCCGCCAGAAGCAAGGCTTGCCGCGCCGCCCAGCGCTGACGCCGGGTTCGTGGCAACGGCGTTTGTCACGGCCGACGTCAGAGGCTGCAGGGCCGTCTTGATGATCGGCTCCAGCACCAGCCGGCGGAAGATGTCTTTCAGCGCCGCCGCAGCGGTCTTGCCGCCACTGATCAGCGCGTCGGCGAGGTTCTTCTCAACGTAGTCGAAGGTCTTGTCGTAGGCGTCCTGAACCTGCTTGGCAGCCTTTTCGGCCGCGGCCTGGTCTTCCTGGCTCTTGCCGATCAGCGCGAGTTGCGTGCGCAGCGCGGCTTCGTCGCGCAGGCCCTGGGCTTTGCGTTTGAGGCCTTCGACAGCGGCCTGGTTGTCGCTGTTCTCCTGCTGGCTGATGGCCTGGATCTCCAGCGCCGTGGCCTGAACCAGGAGCTGAGCCGTCCGGTACTCTTCAAGCGCCACCTTGCCGGCCGCGCGCTCCACGATCTGATCTCGCAGACCTTCGAGCAGCTTCTCCTGCGCCTTGTTCTCGGCGTCGAGTTGCGCGATGTACTTGACCTGCGCCTCGGCAGCGTCCGCGATGGCCTTGTTCGCTTTTATGGTCTGCAGGGCCACAGCCTCGCGTGCCTCGGCCTCGTCAAGGGCCGCGGCGACGCCGATCTTCTGCTTGACGGTGAGGTTGGCGAGTTCGCTGCCGAGCTTGCTGTAGATGTCGAGCCGGGCCTTCTGGATCGGCGTGAGCTTGTCCACGCCCGCGGCCTCAGCCTCGGTTTCGGCCACCGTCTTGGTGATGCCCTGCAGCAGCCGCTCGTAGGCCTTGGTGCCATCTTCCGCGGGCTTGATGATGCTGTCGCGGATCGCCTTCTCTTGGGCCTTGATCTCGGCGTCGCTGAGTACGGGAAGCCCCGCGCTCTGCCGGCCTTGCTGAATGGTGGCGAGGTTCTGCCGGTATTCGGTCAGCGCCTTGTTCAGCTTCTGCGTGTCGCTGAGTCCGGCCTCGGCCCACTTCTTGTTTGCAGCGATGGCCTTCTCGTAGGCCTCCACGAGTTGGACCTGGGCGGCCTTTTGCTCGGCCGCGCGCTTGAGCTGCCGCGCATCGGACTGCAGCACGCTCTGCTCGTCAAGGAGCCGAGCATTGCCTTTCTCGAAGGCCGCCTGCGTCAGCGGGTTGATCGGACCCTGCGCGCGGCGTTTCTCCAGTTCCTTGGTGATGTCGGCGAGTCGGCTCTCGACCGTCTCCGCCCGCCCGATGCCCAGCATCGCGTCCCATGCCGACTTCGCGAAGTCCGTGACGCCGCGCCAGGCCTTCTGGAGCGTGCCGAGGCTGCCTTCCAGTTCCTTCGCGCGCTTGATGCTGACGTCGGCCGCCGCGTTCTGCGCGACTGCTGCAGCCTCGGCGACGCGGCCCTGCTCTTCCAGCGCGCGGATCTGCTCGATCACGGCGATGGTGAGGAAGTGCGTGGACTCGTTGAGCTTGAGCGATGCCTTGAGAGGTTCCTTGCCGAGTTCGGCGAAGGCTTCGGCCGTCTTCTCCGCGGCGGGGCCGCCTTCGCGCTCCAGGCGGATCGCGGCCTCGGCCAGCTTGCCAATCTCGGAGGCCGCGATGCGGCCACTTGCTGCCAGAACAGCAATGACTTCGGCGGCCTTGCCTTGCGTGCCGACGTTGGCGGACACGGCGACGGCGAGCTGCTGGAGTTGGCCCACGGTGGAGCCGGCCGCGTTGCCGGTGAGCACCAGGGCCTTGCGGTATTCTTGGGCCTCCTTGGCACCTTGCTGGTAGGCAAGGCCGAGGGCCAGCACGGCACCAACGGCGCCGGCAATGGCCAGGCGCACGGGCGTGATGAGGCCGCCCAGGGCCTTGAAGGTGTTGCCGATACCGCCGAAGGAGTCCTTGATCTGGCCGCCCTGTTGCAGCAGCACCGTCAGCGGTGCCTGACCACCTTGAAGGCTGGTCACGATGTCGGTGAACTGCGCCGGGAGTTGGCGCATGGCGTTGGCGGTTTGCGCAGCCGACACCCCGAGCTTGCCGGTGGTGGTGTTGGCCTTTTCGATCTGCGCGATGTACTGAGCGACGGCGCCGCCCGTGAGGCCGCGTTGCGCGGCTTCGTACTTGAGGAGTTCCACCCGGGTCAGGCCCAGGGTTTCGGCCTCGCGCTTCAGGCCGGCGATGAAAGCCTCGTTTGCCGAGGCCTGCTTCGTGGCTTCTGCGAGAGCGAGCTGCGCGGCGCGCGTGTCGGTCAGGCGCTTGATCAGCGGGCCATAAACCGTGTCGCTGATGCCCTTGGTCTGCGCCTCGAACTTGCGGAACTCTTCGCGGGAAGAGCCCAGGGCCGCGATCTCGCGCTCGACGCTGCTGACGAATCGCTTGGTGACGCTGTCCAGCTGCTCGACGCCGGTGGCGGCGTTCTTGCCGACGCCCGCGAGCGCGGCCGTGGCCTTGCCGGCAGACTGGACCGATGCCTGCTCAAAGCGCGATGCAGCGGCCTCGGCGCGCACCATTGCCGCTTCAAAGGACGAAGAGTCCCCCGCGACCTCCAGTACGCCGCGCGCCAGTACGTCAGTCACGGGTCAGTCCTTTGCGTGGATGGCTTCGAGCGCGCCTTGCTCGATGACCTGAAGCTCGTAGAACACGACGTCGCGGTCGGCCCGTGGAATGCCCAGGCGCGACCAGACCTCGGCGAGAGCGCTGTAGTCCAAGCCCGTGTAGCCCGACATGCCGACCCGCCATTGCGTTCGCATGGCCAGAAAGACGCGCGTGGCGCGCCGGTTCTCTGGCCACACGGGGACCGGCGCAGGCGCGCAGTCTTCGGGGTTGATGCCCCAGCGCCGCATGGTGGCGAGTTCGTCATCGGTCGGTGGCTTGGCATACAGCGCCCGGCCGATGTCCGTCAGTTTCCCAGGCGGCCTTCGGTCTGGCTGATGCGGTAGTCGGTGACGATGGCCATGGCCGCCCCGGGGTACAGCCGCAGGAACTTGGTGAGGTTCACGCTGGTGAACTCGTAGCCGTCGACATTCCAGCCGCTTGCCACGTCCAGGATGGCAGACACATCGCTGGCGATGCTCTGCTCCACTTGGTCGACCATCTTGGCGTCTTCGGGCAGTTCCTGCTTTGCGCTTTCGCGCGCCTTGGCGATGTAGGTGTCCAGCAGTTCGGCCATCTGCTCGCGCGTGCGCTGCTTGAACGTGAAGCTCACCTTCAGGGCCTTGCCGCTGGGCGTGGGGATGGAGACCTCACGCTCGTAGGTGATTTCGCCCTTGGGGTCCAAATCGATCTTTGCCTTTGCCACGGTGGTTCCTTGTTGAATGCAAAAAAGCCCGACAGGGAGCTACCCAGCGGGCGTGAAAGCCCAGCCCCGAAGGGCCGGGCGTGGCAACGCAATCAGGCGTAGCTGATCAGCGGGCCGATGGCCGTGAAGGTGGCCACGGTCTTGTCCACGGCGCCGGTGGACTGAGTGGGCTGTTCGGCCATGGAGAAGTAGCCGTAGCCGTAGGTCGCGGTCGTGGAGCCCTTCAGCGACTTGTAGGCGACCAGGGTCTGGCTGCGGCTGATGTCCAGCAGCGTGGCCCAGTTGGTCTGCGCGGGGTCGAAGGCCACGTCGAAGCTGATCGAAGCGGCTTCGAAGCCGTCAGGGATCTTGATGCTCTGCAGGGCCTTGACGGTGCGCACGTCGATGTAGCGCGCCGTGCCGCCCGAACCGTTGACCGAGAGGATCTGCGGAATCTCGACCCAGGAGCTGATCTTCTGTGCCGTGCCCGTGCCAGCGCCAGCCGAGTAGCGGTTGGTGTTGGTGGTGTTCAGGCCCAGCAGGCTGAAGGTGTCGGCCGTCAGCTGGTCGACGCGGTAGGCGCCGTAGTTGGCCAGTTCCCAGCCCGACAGGAAGAGGACTTCATCGTTGTCGGCGTAGCCGTGCGCGACGCTGGTGGCGACGGCCGGGTTGGCGTTGGTGACGGCCGTGATGGTCTTGGCCGAGGCGAAGGTTTGGGAGATGTAGAAGCCCGTCCCGACGGGGGTAGAGAAAGCCATGGTGAGCCCTTTCCAGAAGCGAAAAAGCCCGCGGTGCGGGCAGTTGAGAAGCGCCCGAAGCGGGCAGAAAAAAACCGCCCGCGGTTTCCCGGGGGCGGTTGCCTTGGTGAGGTCAGGTGGTCAGGGCCACCAGAACTCGAAGTCCTGCTGCGCGCCGCGCAGCTTGGTGATCTCTTCGTAGCGCGAGATCAGCGCGCCAGTGGGTCGGCCGTTGAGCGCTGGCGGCCGCAGGGCGGCCTCAATCGAGCGCATCAGCGTGTTGGCCTCGGCCCTGGTGGCGGACCACACGTTGAACTGGATGCGGGCCTGGCCGTAGTCGACCGGCCCCTTGATGATGTTGATGACCTCGCCGCCCACCTGTTGATAGGTCACGAAAGGCGTGGCCACGCCGGCAGGGGCGATGTCCGGGTAGATGCGGCCACTGCAAAGCGGCCCCACCAGGGCCACGATGTCGGCCTCGATGCTCACGCCATGACCTCGCTGAGCTTGGTGGCGAGCCGGTCTTTCATGGCTTGCACGGCGTCGCGCATGCGGTCGCCAGCCGGGCGGATGTACGGCACCGCGGGCACCCACACGGGCGCTGCAAGGCGCTCTTTCGTGAAGACGGCCTTGCCGTTGACGATCACGACCTTGTTCACGCGGTAGTGGCCATACTCGACGTTGAACCAGTGCGGCGCCTTGCTCTTGTTCACGCCCACCGCGTACACCTGGCGCGTGTCGGTGGACTTCTTCGGGTCGTGCCACTGGTAAATCGCGGCTTTCAGTTGACCCGTTCCCACCGGCGCGCGCAGCTTCATCTCGCCATACAGCACTTCTGCGCCGGCATGAACTGCAGACCGAAGAACCTTGGTCCTGACCTCTTCTCGCAGCGCGGCCAGGGCATCGGACAGCGAGCCCTCAATGCGCGCACCGGCCCGGCTGTCGGGCGCGAAGAACTGCGCCTTCCTGGACTTGCCGAGACGGCGACCTGAGGTGTCGATGCCCATCAGCCCTGACTCGCACCGGTTGCGCAGACCAGATCGGTGTAGCCGAGGTCTGCCTCGTCGTGGATGACCTGGCGCACCTCGTAGACCTTGGATCCGTCCAGCACGCGCATGCCTGCATCCACCGTCGTGCGGTAGCCGATGCGGATGCTGTACAGCGTCGGGCTGACCTCGGCTGTGCCGGCGATGCGCTCGGCCGTGATGCTGCCCAGGCCGGTCGGCGCGCGCACGTTGGCCCAGACTGTGGCGACGTCGGTCCACGTCACCAGGGGCTGGCCGTTCGAGTCCTGGCCCGAGGTCTTGCTCTGGATCGTCACCAAGTGGTTCTTGGTGCCGGCGGGTTGCATCGGCATCAGACGGCCCAGTTGCGGTAGGGGTCCAGCAGCCGGTCGCTGAACGCATTCGGGATCTCGCTCATCTGGCCGGTCTGGAACTGCTCGCGGTAGCGGAACAGCGTGCCGATGCGCAGGAGGATCCAGTTCTTGATGCCGGGCGGCACCGAACTGGCGGTGCTGCCGTAGCCCGCGGTGAACTGCACGCGCACTGCGTTGGCGCTGTCGATGGTCGCTGGCCAGGTGTAGCCGTAGGCCGGCAGCAGCCAGCCGCTGGGCTGGTCAGCGTCCAGCAGGTAGGCGGCCGACGACAGCGTCTGCTGTGTGCCGGTGGTGTCCAGGTAGCGCACCGACACGATGGACTGCACCGGGGCCTTGCCAAGCTCGATCTCGGCCAGCGGAAAGGCGTCGATCACGCGCTCCCAGGTCTGCGTGATCAGCGCGCAGTCGCACTCCTGCTCGGCCGCTGCTCGAGCGGACGGGATGCAGATGTCGGTCAAGAAGCTGTCGAAGGCCGTCACGTCCGAGTCGATGGCGCACTGCAGCTTCGCTTCGGCAAGGCTGACCGGCTCGACCGCGGGGGCCGAGATGAGCTTCAGCGACATGATCAGCGAGTCCTAGAAAAGGCAGACGGGCGGCGGCCGATGGAGAGCGCTG